GCGCAGCTCATGAGTAGATTCATTGTTTATAAACCTACACCGGAAGATGTCGCCGAAGCATTCCGTCGATCCGAAGCACTAGGAAGACTACGGACGTCCTTCACAAAAGGTAACGGGAACATGACGGGGTTTCTCGGAGAGGTCGCTTTTGAGAACACCTTCAAGAAGTTCGACTACGTCGGCGATAAGTCATTTACCCACGACTACGTTTACAAAGGTCTTAAAGTTGATGTCAAAGCCAAGACGTGTTCATCGAGACCGATGCTTAACTACAACGCTTCTGTAGTGAGGACTAAGTTTAGCAAGTTCGAGGCCGATGTATACTTCTTCATGCGGGTTCATTCTAACCTTCAAAAAGTCTGGCTCTGCGGATGGTCACCTAAGTCTACCATCATTAACAAGCGTCGGTTTAATAAGAAGGGTGATTGCGATAGCGATGGGTTCCGTTTCAAAGCGGACGGGTACAACATCGAGATCAGACGGACGAGACGGCCAGATGCCTTCGAGTCACTCACCCTCCAGCGGTGATCCCATATAAGAAATATGACCCGTCTCCTTAAAGACGGGCCTTATTCCATTAGGTGCAAAGAGTTCTACGAACTCTTCAAGAGGGGCATCTCTGTAAGCTTCGATGAGAGATGGGTCGCCCCCAACTTTTTCAAGAGCCTCTTTAAGATCTAACCAGAACTCACCGCAAAGCTCCTGCCGTCTGATCGATTGGTGTGCTGGTATCATCATCTACGTACCCTATATCGTAAACCTCACTAAGGTCAATGCTCCATAATTTACCTCCGCCTTGTCCTCTAGAATGGATAGGGCGGATGTTTTTATTAACAGCTCCGGCTTCCTCAAGGGTAGCCATTCCACGACGGATAAACTCTAGGTTGTTCGACATTCCGACACTACGCCCGTCATTAAGCGCGTGGATCATTACTTGGAACTCGGTCAGAGTCCCTGACCACGCATCCAACTCAGGGGCACTGTTACGACACTTCTTGCAGAAGAATTCTACAAGCTCGGCCACAGCACTCCGGTAGCTATTATCGTAAGCAGCGTCTGCGATCAGCGGTTCGATATAACTCTTAACTCCGAAACGGCCAACGTCTTCGATATCTGGGTGGACTTTGTAGTCCTCCAAGAACTTAGCGAAGTGCGGGAGTTCGTCATCGATAGTCGCTTCAGTCTGGTGGTTTGGTGGGAATGAGGTCGTCGAAGATTCTGAGATTAACAAGGCCATGAGCTTATCACGGTTACTGGAGTCCAAAGACGGGATCACTGACAAAGAGTTCGCGTCCATGTTCAGCGACAGGGTTACCCGTCCAGTCCAAGGAACCGACAAGGCGTCTGCATACTTCGCTTGATACTCGACTCTCGGGTTAGCTACCGCACGTTTTAACAGCTCGGTCGCACGTCGCTGGTCTTGGAAGCTAGCTGCTGAGGTCGTATCATCGATCACCCATGAGGCAACCCGACCTAAGTCTTTGTTGAATTTCGTATGACCCCCTAAGTAGTCACTCGCATCAGCAAAACCCCCCACGAGACCACTGATGACTCGGTTACTCAACAACGACTTGCCGCGCCCTGTTGGCCCGACCAGCAGCAAAGCTTGCCCCTGAAGAGGCTTTCTTTCAGTAACAGCATAGTGGAATCTTTTCATCCACGCATAGAAATACTCTATCGATTTGTGTTTGCCGTTATTGACGAAAAGTTGGTTAAACCACTTATAGAGGAATGGCCAGTGGGATGGGTCACCATCGGCAGCTGGGACTACTGGCATCAGTGTCGAGCTGTTGAGGATACGACTACCGTTGTATGAAACGACACGTTCTTTTGAGAACACGACTGGAGCTATCTCGTCGATCCGGTTGTTGTTACTGATCACCAGAATTGCGTTCTCTACCTCACTGATACTCTGACCTCGACGAACCCTGACAGAGAATCCAGCCTGACGTAGCTCCAGAATGAGTTGGTCTTTAGGAATAGAAACCGCTTTGTCGAACTGGAGCTTGAAGAAAGTCCTACCATTGAACCAGTATTCATCTAGGAGAGTCGATAGCTTCTTGGTCTCATAGTCTTTGACAAAGGAACTGCCGAAGATGTCTGACCAACTCATGAAACCCTTACCAGCTCTATCGCTGTAGCAGACGATGCCGTCCTCAACAACCTGACAACCGTCACGGTCGATGCCGTCGTCAATCCAGAATAGTGGTCCACGGCTCCCTACTTCAAAGTCACCGAACCAGCGATTCGGGAATCGGGATTCAACTTCCTTCGAGACCACATCAATAGGGACACATGTCTCAGAAGACTCTGGAGGTTTTATTTCAGCAGCTTTCGCAATAGCTGCGAACACAGTAGACTCCGGTAACGGGCTACCGATCAGCTCCCACTCTTCACCAAGCTCGAAGTATTGGTTAGGCCGGAACGAAGACTTATCGAACCCAGCGAACAAGTTTGAGATGCGTATCGTTTTATCCAGAGCAGTGACAAACGCATCATACATCGCTGGGTCCACTGGAATCGCGTTCTCGAACTCCCAAACTAATCGAAGATACCCGCTTTGGGTTTTAGAAGACCACGTAGGAAGAGGCATTCCGTTACTGTTCGTGTGGAGTGTCTTCTTAAAGTTCGGCCAATCGACCGGAGCATCATAGTCCGCCACAATTCCGTAGACTTTATAGACGGGGTTATCTGAAGTTATCCGCTTCGAGGGGGCGCGTCCTTCCGCACAGGAGTAGAAGACGTGGTTCGTATTTATGTCGCTGCACCAGTCTCGATAAAGAGCCTTACCTTTGAAGGAGGGTTTCTTAGACTTAACTGTGCTCAAGTCCGCCATCTTGGTGGTCTTGGTATCTCTAAGGTTTTTAAGTATTCTGTAGGTCATTTTATTTTGTGTATTTGGTTAGGACTTCGCCTTCTGCCTCAAGTGGTATATTGGGTATCCACTCAGGTGGGGTAGACATGATGTTAATAATTTGGTTTAGGGTTTCGTCTGCTACATCTTCGTCGCACTCGCAGACAACTTCATCGTGGACGTGGAAGATTATTTTGATTCCGGCTTTCTCGATCTCCAGCATCATGTGGCTAAAGATGTCGCGAGCGAGGGCTTGAGAAGCGTTCTCCGCTATGATTCCTCCCCACAAGGTCATCACCATACTTTTTCCGTTCCGATTAACGGATACTTGATACTGACTAAATGGTGTCCCCTCTTTAGTTGACTGGTGGACGAAACCGTAATCGAGAAAACGACCTGACGGTAGCTCTATCTTTAGTTTGATTCTCTCATCTTTCTTTAGGTCCGTTGAGTTAGACATCTCTCCTAACGTCAGGAGCATATCGTCATAATGACCCCAAAGAGCGGGGACTTTGTGGATCTTGTCACGGTATAGAGCGACTGATTTTTTAGCCTCTTTGAGAGGCATCCCATAAAGCTGGGAGAACTTCTTCGCACCAGCCCCATAGCCGCAGCCAAGAACAAGAGCTTTTACCTTATGCCGTAGAGCGGAATCTTCTTTCTTGAGAACGCCTTTGTCCTTGGACCACAGACCAAATTGGATCGCGAACGCCTCGTAGATGTCATCGGAAGCCGCGATTGCATCCATTGTCTCGTTATCGTCAGCTAGCCAGCACAGCGTGCGGACTTCGATCTGGGACAGGTCAACAACGACAAGCTTCTTGCCTTTGGGTGCAGTGATCAGCTTCCGCATATCAACTCCAAACATCTCCTCTCGCGGTAGATTCTGGAGGTTGAGGTTCCCGCCGCTCCCGCTGAAACGCCCTGTATGCCCACCAAAGTATTTCAGACCCCCGTAGTATCGGTTGTCAGGCATGGTGGCGTAGTCGAAGCTGTCGAGCTTCTTCTTAATAGAGTTGATCCTTCGCCAGTTAGTGACTGCTTCAATCCAAGCGTACGACCTCCCATGCTTCTCGATCCACTCCTTAGCGTCCTTATCAGTCTTAGCTAAAGATGCTGGTGGCTCAATACCTATCTTCAAGCACTCTTCGTCGAATGCTTTACGACTGAGGAGTGGTTTGTCACCAGCCCAAGGGATAGCTTTCTCGGCTTGGAATAGTTGCTCGTTAATAACCTCACGAGATTTTTTGAGGGCTTCAATATCAATCGGGATACCTCGCTGGACTGAGCGGCGGTTCATCGCGCTAATGTCCTTCTCGAACTGTGACCACTTCGGAGAATACTCCTGCCACAGTTTAAGGCACAGCTCAGAGTCTTTGAGCGCATACTCTTGAACTTCCTTCTGGAATTCTTCTGACATACCAACCCACGTCTTGCCGGACATATTATCGCGGGTCGATTTCTCAACTTCGATGCCGAAGGCTTGAGCCGAGGCTCCTTTCAGGGAACGGGGTAAGCCACAAGCTGCGGCCATGTCTGCGGTGCAGTGCCACTCGCCATAGTCAACATGAGGCCACCACTTTTGAGTAATGCCGTAGAGGTAGAGTGTTTCGTCAAAGCTGGCGTTATGGCTCAGGACGGTCTGGTCTTTCAACAAGGACCAGTCGAAATCTTCGGGATGACCAACGAACTCGTATCCGTCGTCACCTAAGACGCTCACCATGTAAGCGTCAAAATCATAATGGGAGAAATATCCTAACGGGCCAAGCTTGCGAATCGAGCAATGTTTGTCATAGTAGGTCTCAAAGTCTAATGCGTATATTGTCATATTAAATTATTTTTAGGCAAAAAAACCCACCTCACCTAGTTAGAAAAGACTAAAAACTAAGTGAGGTAGGTCTAAGTATTAGAATTCTAACTCTAACTCTAATTGTGATCCGGTTACCTCAGACAAAGCTTCTCGGACAACACGTAATTTCCGTAGATTGGAACCGACTTCTGCGAGCTGGTCTTCAACTTGTGAGATCATGCCGTCAAGCATACTGATCTCTTCCAATAGTAAGTCTCTCGACTGAGCTTCGATTTCTTGTTCAGCCATACTAACCCCCAAAGTTTCGGATGAAGTTGATCACGGCCTCATCAGTCTCTTCTTGAGTAGAAGTGAGCGATGGGTTGAACCATGTGTATTTCCCCTTCGACAGTTCTTCAGAAATGAAGTTCCACACTACGGATGAGATAGGGCGGGACTGTAGACCTGCGAAAGTAGCAAGACGCTTGTAAGTAGAACGATATGCGTTCTTACCTACATTGATCTTGCCGAGGGCATACTTGTGCTCTCCAAGAGAGAGTGAGAAGGCTGTTGTATCTTCAACATCTTCTGGCTGCTGAATTAGCAGAGTGATCTCTGCGAACTCAGTCATCTCCCAATCAGAGTCAGCAGAAATCGAATCAAATTCCTGCTTGGTCCACGCGATGCGAGGAACATCGTCCTCATCGAATGGGATGTTCTCGCGCCAGCCTTTTTGGGCTAGGACTGCGATAGCCTTCACTGGCTCATTCGGGCCAGCGATGACGTGTGATCGGTCCCACACAATCGATCCGACAGGGCTGTCTCCTTGAGACATCTTCTGCGAGACGTTGATGCGAGGGATTTCGATGTCAGATGGATCGACTTCGATTCCGATATTTACATTAGTCGTAAGTTCTTTACTTTCGACTTCCTTCAATTTGGTAGCTTCTTTATTAGCCATATTAGTTTATAGTTTGGTTTACTGGTTTACTGGTTTGCGACACTGAATCGCTCCTCAGAGGTTTGGACAATACCTGCATCGTCGCAGGCGGCAAGGAAATTTTGTTCTTTTTCTCGTTTTGTTGCTTTATCAGCGTTTGAGCCGACTAATTTAGCTATCTTAGCGAGTGGAAAATTCAGCTCACTGACGATATCACTCAACTCTAATCCGTGATCCTCAGCGATTTTAACAAGGAGTCCGTTGTCGGCACACTTGCGAGTGCGCCCCATCGAACGAAGTTTAAGCCCGTCGAGCTTCTCGCCGTCTTTGAGGGCAGCGAGTGTTTTCTTTTTGATCGACATCGACCAGTTCTCTACGATCTTGGCGATGTTGAATAACTCAGATAAACGAGCAGGATTGTCAACATCATTAGGATCGATATCCGGTAATGTGGTATCGAGTTTCTTAGCAACACTAATAACGAGTCCACCTAATGCTGGACACACATCTTCGTGTTTACAGAATCGGCAATACTGAGTCGGGGTGCATTCCTCAAGCTCAGGTGTGCCGGATTGCCACTTTGGCC